TCTTAGTAATAGGCGACATCCACGAACCTTTTTGTATAGACGGCTACTTAGAACATTGTAAGGAGCAGATGCGAAAGTATCAATGCTCTGAAGTGGTGTTTATAGGCGATATAATCGACTCTCATTACTCTAGCTTCCACAGAGCAGACCCTGACGGTTACGGAGCAGGAGAGGAGCTAGAAAGAGCTATAGATAAGATACAAGCATGGTATAACGCTTTCCCAATAGCAAAAGTTTGTATAGGGAATCACGACGCAATCGTTAGGCGTAAAGCTTTTGATAGCGGAGTTTCTAAGGCTTGGATTCGAGATTTCGATGAGGTGTTGGGAGTTGAGGGTTGGGACTTTAGAGAAGACCACAAAATAGGTAATGTTCTTTACGTTCACGGAACAGGAACTTCAGGTAGGAATGCCGCGGCAGGAAAGTCTTTAGAGTTTAATTGCCCCGTAGTTCAAGGACATATTCATACAGAGTCTTCCGTTATTTATAATGGCTCAAATTGGGGGATGCAAGTAGGTTGTGGGGTGGATAGAAGTTCCTACGCTATGGCTTACGCAAAACATTTCGCTAAGTCCTACAAGTTATCTTGTGGGGTTGTACTTAACAACGGAACCTTACCAATCGTAATACCTTTTATTTAGAATCAGGAGCGTATACTGTCGCTGCTGCTAAAGCAAACATAACTAAGTGCTGCCAAGTAACCTCGCCTGCAACTTCAGTTTGATGAACAGCCGCTATAGCGATAACACCTCCTATGGTTCGCTTACTAGACCACTTACCGTTTTTGTCTCTAAACATTTTAGGAACAATAAACGACATAATTTTTGCTCCCGTAGTAATTAAAGGATTAATCATAGGCTCTTTTATATCTTCAAGCTCTTCATCTTTGAGCTTTCTATTTTTTCTTCTCAGACCCATAGTTAGGAATTAAAAATTCAAATACCTTATCTATCTTGCCGAAGATGGCGTCGTCTTTTACGTTAGGGGTTAGCCTTACAAATACTTTTGCGGCAGCCATTAAACCTACTAATACTGCTACAATATCAGTTCCGTTTTGTGAAATGTACTCAATCATTCTTTCTTAAATTATGGTTATGTAAAATGAATCGGGAAGTACAGACAATAATGAGTCCATAGTATCCCTACTAGAAGTAACGTCTAGTTCTCCGTCTTTATTTATATCAGAGTAAGCCTTACCAACAGCAATGCAACCCCTTAGTTGAGAATGATAATTGGCTGCGTGTATAAGGATATAATCTCTGCCTTCGACATCTTCAATTATAAAATGCTCTCCGTGCTTAGCTGAAAATCTTATATTTACAAGATACTCCCCTCTAGGAATGCAAGATATTTTTTGCTTATTATCTTTCCAAGAAAGCTCTAAGGTTTTGCAAGAAAAACACTCCTTTATTTCGTCATGAATAGTTAAGACTCCTAGTGTTTCTTTCCCTGTGTCTACTAATCTATTTAAAACTACTTTCATCTCTGTTTGTTAAGGCTTCTCCCATTTCAGTTATTAAACTAACCATTGCTTGAGTCCAATTTTTAAAAAAACTTTTCATAACTTACCACTTTACTTTGTCAGCCCAATAAGCAGCAGACATTTTGCCTTTAGCAATATTCTTTCCGTGACGAGCCTTAAATGATTTACGTTTAGCTTTCATTTTGTCAGACTCCCCTTTCTTTGGCTTTCCCGCAGTGCTTGCGCCTTGCTCTCCAAATCTAATAGTCTTAATTTTATCTCCATCTTTAGCAACCACAACATGTGATTTCTTAGGATGACTAGGGGTTCGTTTAGGTTTATTAAATCCTGCAACACCTGCTTTTTTTAGTCTAGAGTCTTTCATATTAAGTTGCTGTCCAATTAGAAGAACGCTTAGTTCCGAATAAAGTTGCTTGTATATTTATAATCTCAGAACTCCCGCTTCCGCTATCGTTTTTCAGCATAATCCAAACCATTTTTCCTTGTGGAACTTTACCTGGCAAACTCATCACAAAATCGTAGTTAGTATTTGTGGCTGCTATATTAACAACATCCGTGCCTATTAAAGTCATGTTTTGAACATATAAATCAGAGCCATTGTCTTGGTCTCCGTAGTATGCGTGAATGCTAACGTTTCCCGTACTACTACTATTCTTCACAAAACCTCTAACAGTCAGGTCGTATACATCGTAAGGTAGTCTTATAGCATTATGAGAGTAAGCGGCGTCTATTGCATTTACGTTTGTAGTAAAAGAACTCCAAGATTGATACATGTATCCATAAGTAGTGCTTCCGTAATAAAACCTAAGAACGTTACTAGCAACAATTCTTCCCGACCTTTGAGCTATTACTTGAACAGGGGAGTCGTCAAAAACAATAAAACAAGACTTAACTAAAAAGTGCAAAAAAGCTCTAAGGTTTTCTAGTTTAAAACCTCCTTTGACGTTTGTCTTAAATTTGTCCTCTATAAAATAAAGAAGGTTATCTCTATCAAATTGCTGACTACCTTTGACAGCAGCAGAGGCATTGCTTCTTGACTGCCCTGAAAGTTTCTCAGCGTAACTAGCTGCTTGTGATGTATAGTCAGGAGTATTAGGCATATTATTTTTTCCCTTTAGTTATTAATTGATATATTCTAACTGTAGTATAAGCCACAGCTAAAGCAAGAGATAGTATTCTTAATCCTTGCTCAACCTCAGCTATTGTAGAAAGCATTACTGCGCCTCCATTTACTGCGGTAATTTCTATAGAGTCTTTTATTTTAGTTATAGTATCGTTCATCTTTCTTATTTATCGAGCGGTATCTATTCATTTTATTTCCGTAAGCTAGAATCCCTCCTAGTCTTACTACGTTATCTCCATTTATGTGCATATCATTTTGAGAAGACTCATATTCAGGGTAAACACCATTATTATCATCATCATCCAACCACTCCATCATATCTTTTAAAAGTATCTCAGCCTTTCTAAAAGTATCATCTTTAAGAATAGATAATTCAGAAGAGTCAGCAGGGTCACTCCAATCATCATCATTAGTAACTATACCCGAAGATGTTGTGTTGTACTGCATATCATTTAAAAGCTCATACTTAACGTAAAAAGAAAGACAAGGGAGTATATAGTTGTTTAATAGAGTTGTTTCTACAGCATTTAAAGCTAAAGAGTGATGTTTTTTTCTTAACTCTCCCCAAAAGTAATCTCCTAAATGTGGTTTAAGGTGTGTTAATTCAGCAATAAGAACTATGTTGTCGTCAATTATAGAGGTATCCATGTTGACATTAGTCATCGCTTTTGAAACTACTTCAGACGCAGTTATAAGGTTTTTGTATTGTCTATAATCTGTTTTCGCCATTATCTGTGCCTTTTAAATCTTCTAAATAAATATCTTCCAAGTCTGGGCGCTCTTCCAATCCTATTAACGCGCGAAGTTCATTAACATCAGCTATCTTAGTAATGTCAATATCCGCAGCAAAACCTATAGGGGATTCGAATTGAACCTCTAAAGATGAAGCGTCAGTTTTTAAGACCTTACCTAAAGCGTCACGCATAGGCTTGAATACTTGCTCTATAGTATCTTGAATAACTGTTCTCATAACCAAGTCGTAAGAAATTCTAATCTCACTACCTGTGTTATTCATTTTCCCACTAGAAACAATACCTGAAAGAGCGGGTTGCCATCTATGAGCTGTAACTATATTATTACGGGTAAGTTCTTGGTATTCCATGAAGCTACCGTCTTTATCATCTTTAAGTATCTGAACATTAGCACCTCCACCTGAGCCACCTCCGTCTTTAACTAAGAATAGTATCTTTCCGTTATTACCTTCTCCTGTAAGTTTATCTTGAGCTAAAGAAATTAATTCTTCTGCCTCATCGTCACTCATAGAGCCGTCTATCTCGACGATAGCTGAAGGCATAAAGCCATTTTCAAATTTTGATCTATTGTATTTTTGTATAAGGTAATCTATCTCTATAGAACCACTTTCTGCGGCAGCTATATAATCAGGAATACCGTATCTTTGAAATCCACTTTCGTAATCCTTAAACATAAGAATACAACGACCATTCTTAAAGTTTGGGAACATAGGTATCTTACGAACCTCTTTATCCTTAACATCGTAGTAAGTCCAATCAGGATTAATATAAACTGAGTCCATATTTTTGCCAACACGAACCATAGTCGAGTCAACGTGATACATATTGCATCCACCTTCGTATTCGACAAATTCAATGTAAGAGTTTCCGAATGTGTAGAAATCATCTACAACTAACCTAAAAAGGTTTCTTAAAGACTGACCTGAAGGGTTAACCTCCTTTAAGTAGTCGTTTAATTTTGCGTTTACAGTAGTTATCTTACTACCCGCTGTGTAAGTTGCTTTTTGAGAAAGAATAGCCCTGTGTGTGCTTGATTTTCTTTTTAACTCAGCAAGATATTGAGGAAACAAATTATCATCCCCAAACTTATAAAACTCTTTTGAGGTAATATTATGCTGTCTCTCTAATATATTAGGCATAGGGGCTAAGTTGACTATATCAAACTTAACTTTACCTGTTGCTTGTTGCCTTATTGTTTTAGATGTAGAACTAGCTACAAATCTTCCGTTGGAATCTCTTTTTCTTTCAGCCAAAATTTTACAAGTATAATGATTACACAAATATAAGAAAATTAAGGGGTTACTTCCGTAGTTTCGCCCCTTAATCTAAATATTATTACGCTTTAACTAAAGGTAATCTACCTTGAACCGCAGTAAAAGTTAAAGTAGCTCCGTTAGCGTCTACTAAAGCTGTACCTGAATCAACTTCTACACCCGTTAAAACTAAAGGATAAAGAGTAGTTGTTGGTGCTGAGCCATCTCCTGAACCAAGCTCAGGGTCATAGCCAACTAAATATGTAACATTGCTGTACATTTTAACTAATGCGTTTAGAGGCTTACCTCTCATATTTTCCAAAGCAACCAAAGTTGTTAGGGCTATATTAGGAACATATCCCTCTATAGTTATCGTATGAATCATTAAGCCTTTTTCTTGACTAGAAGAAACTTTCATATTTGCAGTCTCTTTGTCAAAACTTAAAACTTGAGTCGAACCTCCTTGAACTAAACTTGAATTAGCCACAGTCCCATCGGCTGCTGCTGTGTCGAAAAGAGTTGTTGCATCGTACTCTCCTACGGTTAAAGTTTCAATCCCACCTTTTACAAAGTGGTCAGTATTCGATACTGTTATTGCTGTTAATGCCATTTTATTTTTTTTTAAAAGTTATGAAAAAAGGGAGCGGAGTAGAACCCCAACTCCCTTTAATATTAATCATTATACTATACTTACGAAATCGCAGCAGGTGTATAAACAACAGCTAAATCAGCGTTACTTAAAGCTACACCAACCATGTAAGAGATTCTAAAGCGGAAAGCTTTATTGTCTTGAGAATACCATTGCTCAACATTTCCTTCAGAGAAGTCAGTACCTACAACAAAAGCTCCACGACAAGTCAAGATTGCTCTTGCTGTGTTTGATTTAGGGCTAGTCACATTTTGAGAACCTATGATAGCAGTGTCTCCATCTGCTGCGCTACCTGAAGTTTCATTAGTAGAATCAGCAACGATAAATCTATCCCAATCTCTACGAACAACTAAAGGAATGCCTCTGAAAGATAAAGAAGCAGGGCTTCCGTCAACTCTTTGAGAGAATGCTAAGTGAGAACCTTGAGCTTCTAATTTCTCTTGGTACTTATCAGCTACAGCTCCCGAAACGAAGAATACTAAACCGTCTTGCTCCAATAAGGCAGCAGGTGCGTTTGCGTACATAGTTTCTAATAGAGATAAAGCTCCGTCAGCAGAAATAGCAGTACCGTCAGCACAATTAGCTACGTCTGCCGCAGTTAATGAAACACCTCCGTTAGCCGCAACGAATATACCGTCGTACTGATTGTAGTTAGCATCTTGAGTGTAAGGTTCTGATACTGATGATGCAGCGTCAGAGTTTAACCATAGTTGTCGATTAAAGTCAGACTTAACGCCTTTCATAATCAACTCCATTAGGATTTGCTTTACTATAGTTCCGTCTACGTTATCGTATTCGTAACCACCTTTCATTAGTTGCCCTTTAATTTTACCGAACAACTGAGCTGAACGAAACTCTTGCTCAAACTCCATACGAGCAGGAGATAAAGTAACATTGGTCATGGTGTTTAGGTCAGCGTTAGCTGCAAATGCACCTTCGTTAAATGCTAAAGTTCCTTTTTCTGCTGAACCAAAGTGGTCAATTTTTGTTACGCCTTTAATGTTAGGCATTAATTCAAAATAAGACATATAGTCCGACCCCATAAAAATAGGAGTTAAAATGTACTTATTTACGTCGTACTGATTTACTTCTGGTAAACCTGTACCTAAAATTCCTGATGCTGCCATCTTTTTTTAATTTTAATTTATTAATTATTTTACTTTAAAATACTTTTTCCAAATTCGCTCCAATCATCTTTGGGAGCGGCTTTATCCATCGAAACCTTTGGCTCATTTTCAGCTAAAGTAACTGAAGGTGTAGCTTCTAGTTTTGAAATTCGTTGAGTCATTGTCTCAAACTGAGTTTTAAACTCTTCCTTAGATTCATTTGACTTTTCTTTTTGAACACTTAGTTTCTGAGATAAAGAATCTCTTTCTTCAGTCAATGCGTCTAATCGAGCCTTTAAGTCATCTAC